GCAACAAATCCAACCTACACAGTATCTATTTTGGTCAATAACTTGACCCCTGTAGGTACAGGTGGGCCAGAGGATTTTGCACGCTCATCTATGACTTTCACATGCACATCTGCAGTTGCTTATTCAACATCAACACCGTTCTAATTAACTAAGGGGCAAACAATGGCACGACTAAAGATCGTAAGGGCTACTGGGGAAAGCATCGTAAGCATTACCCCGGTGGTTGAGGTGGCCTTTGAAAAAATGGCAGGGCAAGGCCTATATAAGCAGCTACGTGAGCACGAAAAAAATTCTGACCTCTACTGGCTTGCTCATAATGCGTTGATGCGTACCGAGGTAATCCCGCCTTTTGGTGACGATTTTCTCAAAGATTTAATCTCGGTCGAAGTGATCGAGGATGAAAGCCCAAAAGGATAGATCGGGGTTCGTTTACTTACTTGGTAGCTAGTCTGGCTATCGAGTTAAAAATTAGCCCCGATCAAGTCCTGGCGATGGATGAGGTCATGTTCAAGGCAGTACTGCAAGTATTAGGAGATCGAGCAAAGGAGCGAGCCAATGCCAGTAAACGTCACAGGCGTACAGGACACTCTTAAAGCGATGCGTAAGTTTGACCCTGACTTAGCCAAGCAAATGAATATGCAGATAAAAAATGCCATGATGCCTATATTAAATAAGGCTCAGGGCTATGCACCTGCAAATAGTGCCATGCTTAGCGGCTGGACTAAAGCAGATGCTTTCGGCCCACAGTCTAGAAAATACCGGGCATTTCCAAAATACGATCAGTCTGAGGTTGTAAAAGGCATTATTTATCGTCAGGGTGCTAATAATTCTGGCGAAGTAGCAGGGGCTAAATTTAGGCGCAGATTTCAAGTTACGCATTACATCGCTAACACATCTGCAGGCGGTGCTATTTACGAGACATCTGGCCGTTTATCCGCATCTCGTAAACCATCACGCAGTCTTAACCCAAATGCTCGCGCCCAATTCTTAGAGCCGCTAGGGCCGTTATATGGCACACGTGGCACATCTGACCCTAGATTTGGCAACACAGACCAGCGCGGTCGCTTGATTTATCGCGCTTGGGATGAGGACAACGGCAAGGCTGCACAAGCTGTAAACCTGGCTTTAAATGTAGCTGTCGCACAATTTAACGCAGGCAGCGCTATGGGTAAATATAAGGCGGCTGCATAATGGCAAATATCGTAGTCGCGGCTATTGCCAAGTGGAACGGATCAGCCTTAGTTAAGGGCGAGAAGCAACTAACACAATTCCAGAAAACTACCAACAAACTAGCAAAATCTTTTGTTACCTTATTTGCAGCGCAGAAAATTTACCAATTTGGCAAAGCATCTGTTAAGGCATTTGCAGCGGATGAGAAGGCAGCCAAGTCGCTAGCCATAGCACTTAAAAATACTGGCAACGGCTTCGCGACAATAGCCACCGAAGGCTTTATATCTAGGCTCCAGGATACTTACAAAGTGCTCGATGACGAGCTTCGCCCGGCATTTCAAACCTTGCTTAATGCCACGTCATCAATTACCGAAAGCCAAAAGGCTTTAGAGCTTGCCCTTTCGATTTCAGCGGGAACAGGTAAAGATTTAGGTTCAGTCTCGATGGCACTCGCCAAAGGATTTGCAGGCCAGACCACAGCATTAAGTCGGCTTGGCGCAGGTTTGTCAAAGGCCACGCTGGCAAGCGGTGACATGGACAAAATCATGGCCGAACTTAACTCTAAGTTTTCAGGGCAAGCGTTAGCTGCAACTAAAACTTATGCAGGTCAAATGGCAGCGCTCGGCGTAGCAGCTGCTAACGCACAAGAGATTATTGGTAAAGGCCTGCTTGACTCGCTTAACGCAATAGGCGGCGGTAGTACTCAAAATGGTTTAGAAAATACCTTAAATTTAATTGAGGATATTGCTACTGCGGTATCCAAATTTACTGTGAATTTTGGTACTGGAATAGGTCAAGCGGCAGCGCTACTGCGTGGCGATCTTGCTACCTTTAAATCTTTAGGTGAGGAAGCTGCTAAAAGTCCTGCGCAAAAAGCAGCCTTTTCACCTACATCGATGTACTTTACTCCTGAGCAGGCAGAGCGTGCCAAGCTAATAGCCACGATTAAAAAGCAAAACACAACAGAAAAAGAAAAGCAAAAGTTATCTGCAGCCGAATTAGCAGCCAAGAAAAAGCAGGCAGAGCTAGATGCGCTAAAAAAGAAATTTGACGTAGACCGCATTAACCTAGAGACAGCCCTGGCTAACTCGACCGATGAGGCAGAAAAGGCACGCATACGCAGCCTGCTAACCATTATGGATGAGGATGAAAACGCAGCTGCTAAGCGCATGGCGCAGCTTGATGAGGCTAACGCAGCCAAAATCAAGGCAGAATTAGCAGCCGCGGATACCTTAAAGTATTTGGCACAAGAAGCAGACCGAGCAGCGCGGGGCTTGGCATCGATCGGCAACCCTGCAGGTAATTACAATTACACAGCGGCAGCGCCTTCATTTGTCTACGGATCAGGTAGCGTGCCTGATCTACCATCTGGCCTTAGCAATATGCCAGCCGAAGGCAACCCGCAGGGCATTTACGATTACAGCCCTAGCAGCCCATCGTTTACCTACTCACCACCTACGGTAAATAACTTTACAATAAGCACACCGCTTGGCACCGAGGATGCGCTAACCGAAACTATGCAGCGCGTAATCCAAAAGTTAAACCGCATGGGCGATAACCTGTCATTTGCAGGGGCGCTTTAATGCCAGTACCTACGGTAAATGCGTTCATAAATTTTGGTACAGGGCCAAGTTTTGCCCAGGCCATGATTATTGGCCAGGGAATTATTGGCACTAACATTTTGGCAGATAACGCCGCGGTCATTGTCGATGTATCTAGCCAGGTTGATGGTATTACTACCCGCCGTGGCCGTAACGCTGAGGCTGACCAATTTCAGACAGGCACCTGCACCCTTCGCATAGTCGATCAAAACGGCGATTTTAACCCTATGAATACAGCCGGGCCTTACTACGGCCTGCTTGATCCGATGCGTAAACTGGAAATATCGGCAACGCATCTAGGTATTACTTACCCGATATTCAGCGGATTTATCACAGGTTACGACACCCTAACACCACAAGAGGCTGGCGTGGATGTGGTTTATACAACGATCACAGCTGTAGATGCGTTTAGACTTTTGCAAAATGCACAGATAACTACCGTCGTCGATGCAACGGCAGGCCAATTAAGCGGTACTCGTATTAATAAGCTGCTAGACCAAGTGGCATGGCCAGCATCAATGCGTGACGTAGATGCCGGGCTGACCACGATGCAAGCCGATCCAGGCACACAGCGCACAGCGCTAGCAGCTTGCCAGACCGTAGCGACCAGCGAGTACGGTTCTTTCTATGTAGATGCCGCTGGCTCATTTGTATTTCAGGATCGAGCGCTAACATCTAGCAGCATAGGCGCTACACCCACAGCTTTTACCGATACAGGCGGCGATATTAAATACTTTGATGCCCAATGGGTATTAAATGACGTGCTCGTATATAACCAAGCAAATATCACAAGAACAGGCGGTACGACCCAAACCACTAGCAACGCTGCCAGCATCGCCAAGTATTTTTTACACAGCTACACACAGACCAATTTGCTTATGGAGACCGATGCGGTAGCCCTGCAATATGGCCAGGCTTACGTGGCTAGCCGTGCTGAAACCACCGTGCGATGCGATGCGCTGACCCTTGACCTATACACAGAAAACTATGACTCAGGCATAGTAGCTGCGCTTGACCTAGATTTTTTTGACCCTATAACCGTAACCACTAGCCAGCCTGGATCATCTAGCCTGGTCAAAACCTTGCAGATATTTGGCGTGGCTATGACAATAAGACCGAACAAATGGCAGGTAAAATTTACAACGCTAGAGCCTATTATCGATGCGTTTATTTTAAATTCTACGCAATACGGCGTATTAGGCACTAACACGCTTTCATACTAAGGAGACAGATATGGCCATTTCAGGATTTCCGACAGTCACCGGGGATGTGCTGACCTCATCTACGATGAACAGCCTTGTACAGTTTGATGTAGTAACACAGACCGCGGACTACACAGCGACTACTAACGATAACTACCAAGAGATTTTTGTGATGAACAAGGCCACGGCCATAGCGTTCAAAATTCCTACAGATGCAACTACAAATTTTCCCATTGGCACAGTACTTACAGTTTTATCAATAGGAGTAGGCACGACCACAATTTCAGCCGTAACGCCAGGCACTACAACTGTGGCAAGTGCGGCAGCCGTTAGTGCATCGCCTACTTTAACTCAGTACAAATCAGCCGCTTGTATAAAAATCGCTGCAAATTCTTGGGTAGTGGTTGGTTCGGTATCGTAGTGATAGCAAATTTAGTAGCTGCAGTTTTTGGTGCCGCAGGTTTACCTAAACCATCATCCATCGATTACTTAGTAGTCGCAGGTGGAGCAGGTGGTGGCGCTCGCGATGCTGTCCGAGCAGGTGGTGGTGGTGGAGCAGGTGGCTTACGTTGTACCGTAACTGCAACTGGTGGCGGTGGATCACTTGAAAGTGCATTAGCCGTTACTGGTGGATCAAGTTACACCGTTACTGTCGGCGCTGGCGGTACTGCAACTGGTACTTACGCCAATGGTAATAATGGCGTTAATTCTGTTTTTTCAACTGTTACTTCAACAGGTGGTGGTGGCGGTGGCGGACAAACCGATGGCGCTACTGGTGGATCAGGCGGTGGCGGTGCTGGTGGTGGTACTGGTCTAGGCGGGTCAGGTACTGCAAATCAAGGCCGCGCAGGCGGTACAGGTCAAGGTGGCGATCCAGGCTATGCAGGTGGCGGCGGTGGCGGTGCTAATACTGCAGGCGGTACTACAACTACAACAACAGGTGGCGCAGGTGGTGCAGGAGTCGCAACAACTATTACAGGTTCATCGGTAACTTACGGTGGTGGCGGCGGCGGCGGCATAGTTACTGGTACTGCTGGAGCAGGCGGTGCAGGCGGCGGTGGAGCAGGTAAATCAGGTTCAGGTAATGGAGTTGCCGGCACAGCCAACACAGGTGGTGGCGGTGGTGGTGGTGGTTCACAGTACGGCGGTAATGGTGGTTCAGGCGTAGTTATTTTGCGTTATGCAGATACTTTTGCGGATTTGACCACAATTAGCGGCGGGCTTACTTACACAAAAACTACACCAACAGGTTTTAAAGTCTACACATTTACTGCAGGAACAGGCACGGTGACTATCTGATGGCTCATTATGCGTTTTTAGATGAAAATAACATCGTTACCGAAGTAATTACAGGTAAAGATGAAAATGAATTAATTGATGAACTTGACCCAGAGACTTGGTACGGTAATTTTAGAGGCCAAGTGTGTAAGCGCACATCATACAATGGCAATATACGGTACAACTACGCAGGCATTGGCTACACCTATGATGCAGATGCAGATGCGTTTATTGCACCACGGCCTACATGTGGCCACACAGAGTTGTTTTTAAATCATTTATACAAATGGAATTGCCAAAGGTGTGAATTAGATGCTAAAGAGCTATAACGGCTGGCCTGCTAGTAAAGATCAGGCTGAAATAGGCGTTAAGCCTTACCCGGTAAAAGGCACTAACCTAAAAATTAGATGCGCTAAGGATGCAGGCGAGCTACTAGCTGCATTTGCTGCAGAATTTCATGAGCTTATCGAGCCGATCGATGAAGGCAAGTTAGATGACTGGGCTTACGCTTTCCGCATGGTACGTGGCACCACCGACAAACTTAGCTGCCACAGCTCAGGTACAGCCATTGATCTAAATGCTACGCGGCATCCGCTAGGTAAATCAGGCACTTTCCCACTAGAAAAAGTGCCAATGATCCAGGCGCTAGCTAAAAAATACGGTCTTACATGGGGCGGTGACTATCGCAACCGTAAGGATGAGATGCACTTCGAGGTATCCATTAGTCAAGAAAAAGCAAAAAAACTAATCAAAAAATTAGGGCTAGATGGAGACAAAAATGCAGGAGCAAATTAAGGCAGCAGCACTAAGTTATGGCCGAGCAGCTGCGGCAGCCGTTGCAGCGCTATACATGGCAGGTGTAACCGATCCACGCACACTATCTAACGCATTTATTGCAGCCTTAATCGGCCCGATACTTAAAGCGGTAGACCCTAAGGCTAAAGAGTTTGGTGTAGGCAAGAAGTAATGCGCAGACTGGTAGGGGCGGTGGCCTTGCTACTGCTCCTATCAGGGTGCAGCTATCAGGGATGGGTAAGGTATGAGTGCCAAAAGTACGAAAACTGGGGCGAAACTAAGTGCCAGCCACCTGCCTGCGAAGTGGTGGGTACATGCACCAAAGACCTACTCCCAAAAGACGTATATGAAGCGCCTAACGCCTGAGCAGCTACACGCCAGGCTTATCGTGTTTATTGGCTGCA